AACTCCAGTACGATTTTAATGTCTTCCTTCTGACTAGATGATCGGGGAATCGCAGTCCTGTTATCAATATAGATTAACTCACCAGACTTTTTATTATATTCTGCAGAAGCAATACCAGAGACGAAGTTAATGCCTAACTGGTATGTCGTATTATTTATTGACGTAGTAATACCGTTAAAATCGGTATTCAATTCTAAAACAGGTCCCGTAACAGAAGAACCGTTAATAGTAACACCGTATCCCGCATCAGGTGTTGCAGTAAATGGAATAATCTTAAATCCAGAATCACTCTTAGCAAGACCAACTGGTTGATAGTATTTAAGAACCGCAGTAACAGGATCCCATGCTGCCACCATACCAATTGCAGTAGAACCAACACCAACAGTCTGAGTGATGGTGGAGTCCACTGCATATTTTGTTTCAGTGGAAACACCAGCTAACTTTAATGCCTGTAGTCCACTAACAACCGATGTATCTAGGAGTTCTTTATTACTTCCGAATACCATCGGATTTTTAAGAACTCCGATTCTAGCAAAGTCATTTCCCTCGATAACGTCTGGATTAGTTTCCTGAGTTTCAAATCTAGAATATAAAAGAACTCGATATGCACCCAATTCTCTGTAAACATCATATCCATGTCCACCCTTAGGTGGGATGATTACGTCAAATTGAGCTCTAGCAGTAGTACCAATACCCGTATTAGTCAGGTTTTCAATAGGACCACCAGACTCACTGCCAGGAGCGCCAGGGAAGAACTGAATGTTTCCGTGGGTATATCCCTGACCACCATCAGTAACAAAGACTTCAGATACCTTACCGAAGGAGTCAATGGTAATAGTTGCTTTACCACCCGTACCATCACCAAGGATGGGAACATTAGCAAAAGAAGTAGAGATGGGTTGATAACTCGTTCCCCTGTCACCAATAACTACAATCTCAATTTTGCCGTCAATAGCATTATTTTTAGTGGAAACTGTCTCACCTTGAACACCCCAGTCTTCTGGAACTGGAATGTATTCGATAGAATCAAACTTTACAATCTCAGATGGTTTAATAGTATAGAGATACTTCCAAACATAACCATCACCAGAAGTACCAGCAGCTCTTGGTTCTAAGTCAATAAATTGTGGTTGGTCATAGGAAGGACGACCTTTAGGATTCTCTGGGTCTGATCCGTTTTGCAAACAAACATATACTCGAAGATCCTCATTAATTACATAAAAATTTGCTTCATATAAGTTTGCCTGAGAAGTTGTAGGTGTCAGATTGTAAATGTTATAGTCATGTCTATACATTTCATAGGTCGAACCAGCGACCCAATTAACCTTTCTAACAAGTCTACGAACATCTTTATCCGTAACTTTTTTGAGTGCAATAATTGACTCTTTGATCTCATTCTCTTCTCTGAATCCATCTAGAGGAGAAGGTGTATTAGTATTCCAATCACTAGTACCACCACCCTCGGGATTTGTCGAGTTGGGCAGCCCAATAAAAGAATAATACTTATTTACTGTAGAGCCAACGCCAACAAAACTTTTCACAAAAGTCTCTGCGTTGAGAATTCTAAATTGATCCGAAATGATGGCAGGCATTTTAACCGAGCTGATTTTTTTCTTTATTTATAGGGTTAAGTGAGAGGTCTTGTCCTGAAGATTTGCGCTGCAGTCGAAAGACCCACTAATCCAGCGTCAGGATTGACGATGAAGTTCTTAGGTTGTCCAGCAATTCTATTCTGGAAATCATAAATTCTACCCCATGAGTATTTACCATAGTAATCACTAATAGCAGTAGTTCCAATACCAACTTGAATTTGACTGTTACTATTTGGACCAGGAAGGAAGGAACACGTTACTGTTACAATACCACTTACAACATCAGGAGAAGTAACTTTATCTACCTGGAACAATCCATTCAATTTTTCACCAGCGGAAATAATACCAACTTTATTTGTTGGATAATTGTTATAACCACCGACATGTGTGCTGATTCCCGTTAGAGCGTGACCAACTGTTACGGGACTATCATAAATGATGAAATAGTCACCAATCTGCAGTTGAGAATTATTAATTCCAAATGTATTCAATGAGGAGAATCCATAACCAAGGTTAGTATTATCATTAAACTCAGACTTAAGATAGAACTCAAGTTTTGGAGGAACGCTGAATCCAATACCAGTGACAAAGGTATTCATACCAACAATACTACCGAAGTCACCTTCAGTTTTGTATGAGAACACTGTTTCTTTCTTAGGAATATCGGTTCCAACAATAACTGGAGGATTAGTGCCTCGATCGTATCCAAATCCACCATTAGTAATAACTGCGGTTGTAATTCCTCCATTAGTAACTGCACATGTGGCAGTTGCTCTGTTAATAATAGGTTCTGCATAATATGCAGTTCCAGAACCACCAACCACAATTAATCTACCATCCAGTCCAAAGTTAGAGAATACTAAATCTCCAACTGGTTGACTTTGACCACTGTCTCTGTAGTTCCAGTTTGCCAAATCCAATGAATAATAAATTTCACCTACAGTCGTAATGCCGACATAAATTCCATCTCTAAATCTAAGTTTTTCAAAGTCAAACGTTGCAGCTGCAGTTGTTCCTGCGGGGAGATTGTCACTGAATGGGAACCAGAAGTTTTTATCAGTAGAAGTAACAATAGTACCATTATCACCAACTGCAATAAATCTATCACCATCATATAAAACATCTCTGAGATTTCTATTGGTATTACTTGTTTTCAGGTTCCAAATTCTACCTTGATTGGAAGAAATAATCGCACCACCATTACCAACTGCCACATACTCATTCTGAGCATAAACAATTCCATGGAGTGTTTCTAAAGTTCCAGAGAATTGACTGTAAAGAGTGGTAGTTCCAATACCAACACCAGTAAATACAGATCCACCAAAACCGATGGCAACCCAAGAACCTGCGGTATCATCCCAAATAACATCATTAAATTCTCTAGCAAATGTAGTTGGATAATCTACACTCAAACCAATAGAAGGGATTTGTCTTTGTTCTAAAAGATTAAACTCAGTAAATGGACCAATTGTATCACCATAAGAAACTGCTCTTGCAGCAGATGCATATTCACCAACTATAGCAACTTGATAATTTGGACTATATGTTGAATCAATTGCAGTAGCTACAGCATTTAATGTAGTTGTTCCACCAAAACCAACAACTCCTCTTTCCCAGAAGAATCCACTGAGAGTATTGATATATCTACTACTGGTTCCAACTGCAATAATTGGTTCACTCTGCGTAATTTCTCTGAGATCCGCAGAAGCAATATCGCCAGTGATAACATCAAACTTCCAATCCTTCATTGGATCCTTTCTCGTGACTTTAGATCCAGAGATAGAAATCGGTGGATTGGTGACATTTAAGTAACCAGATCCAGAAGAAGCAATACTCAATGCAGAGATACTGGAAGATGTAGATACTGTACTTTCGATAATTGCAGGTTCAATTGATCTCTCTTCAAAGATTTGAATATGACGATCAGATTCTGCCAGAAGATCAACTTCGGAGAATACAGGGAAAGCATTCTGTACCCAAATCTGATCATCGGTTTCTCCAACGTTCTTAATAATTCTAGTTGTTGGGGTAACCTTACTCTTATAATTCAGTCTATCTTTAGAGTAGTAAACACCCGAAATGATCTTATCTGCCTTCTGTTTTTCCCAAGAGAGAGGTCTTTCCGCATTTTGATCTGTCGAAATACCAAGACTATCATATGTAAAGGTTTCAAGAACGTCAGAAGCAACAATTCTCTTTGTAGTTCTTGGGAACTGGTCCCTATCAAGAACATCTAATTTATTCTCTTTAATCTGAATGACATCACCAGATTGAATTGTAGGAATCGGTTCAATTTCCTCAACATCAATAGAGGAACCTCTAAAGTAGAAGACAGAACATTTAGATCCTGGTTTAGGTGCCTCAGTAAAGATTACTCTACTACCCTTCCAACTATATGCCTCACCTGGCGTTTGAAGAATATCATTAACGTAGATAAAGATATTGTTAGTAACATCCATATCACTACCCTGAGCGGTCTTAAGACTGAGAATCTCAGTTACACCCGCCTTAGTAACAGATAAGGTGAATTTAGTTCTACTTCCATTGAAATATTGTGCAATATCATCAAACAAGACGAACTGGCCAGGATAGAATCCAAAGAACTTATCATTTCCAATTTCAATAACTTCAAGTTGGAAATCAGTGTGAACTCCAACTG